GTAATGGCAAAAGAAACTGCAACGTACATTAGCCAATTAGTAGCAACTAACCCAGTCGCCTCTGATTCTGTATCCGTTGGCGACGACCATCTTAGGATGTTGAAAACTGTCCTGAAGACGCAGTTCAGTGGTCTTACAGGAACAACTGCTATTGCTGCATCTGAAGCAGAGTTAAACATTCTTGATGGTGTAACCTCTACGGCTGCCGAACTTAATATACTGGATGGTGTTACTTCAACTGCCGCAGAGTTAAACATCCTAGACGGTGTTACATCTACAGCAGCAGAACTTAATATCATGGACGGGGTTACGTCAACCGCTGCTGAATTAAACATCCTAGATGGGGTTACGTCTACTGCAGCAGAATTAAATATTCTGGACGGGGTTACGTCAACCGCTGCTGAACTGAACATTCTCGACGGGGTAACTTCCACAGCGACTGAGTTGAACTACAACGATATTACAACCCTTGGCACGGTACAAACATCAAAGACGGTAACCGCAGATGGTTCAGGAGTGGTTAATCATGCAGATTATCAAGTTGTAAGGCCATACTTTAAGGACTATGCGGAAACAGTAAACGCTATTGGTGGAACAGGCGGTGGCACACAGGATATTGATGTAACGGTTGGCAATGTGGTAACAGCAACGGTGGACACAAGTACAAATACTTTCACCTTTTCAAACCCCTCTGCAACTGGACGCGCTTGTTCATTCACGTTGATCCTGACTAACGGCGGAAGCCAGACGGTAAATTGGCCCAGTTCAGTAGATTGGGCTGGGGGTTCAGCACCATCATTAACTTCTAGTGGAGTAGATGTTTTAACATTTACAACGGTAGATGCGGGAACAATCTGGTACGGCTTCGCTGCCGGAACGGACATGAAGTGAGGATAATATTATGCCTTTAGGAGCTAATAAAGCAGCCCTGCTTGGTGTTGCGGGTGTGGGTGGGTTCGTAGAAGCATCTGGTGGAACTGAATCAACTGTTGGTGATTATACGGTTCATACTTTTACCTCCTCTGGAGATTTTGTTGTAAGCGCTGGCGGAAAAGTAGAGATTCTACTTGTTGCTGGAGGCGGCGGTGCAGGAGGCTCACAAGGTGGTGGCGGTGGTGCGGGTGGTCAGGTATATAATACTGATATCTCCGTTAGTGCCACAACTTATGGCATTGTGATAGGCACTGGGGGTGCTGGCTCTGCTTCTCCCCCCAGTGCCGGAAGTTATGGAAATGATAGCACTGGTCTTGGTTTAACTGCGATTGGTGGCGGTAGGGGTGGTCGACCTACTGGTGGAGACGGCGGCTCAGGTGGTGGTGGAGGAGGCCCCGGTGGTGGTGCCGGTGATGAAACACAAACTGGAAGTACAGATGGCGGTTACGGGACTGACGGTGCTAGTGCTAGTGGTAACGGCGGCGGTGGCGGTGGTGGCGCTAACTCTTCGTCCCCACCCAATGCCGGGTCTGGCAATAATGGTGGCACAGGTGGTGGTGGCAAGTCTTACTCCACTCAATTTGGATCAATTGGCGGCTCTAGCGGATCATTTGGTGGCGGAGGCGGTGGTGGTGGTGATAATGTATCCGGTGGCGCTGGTGGAGGAAGTGGTGCTGGTAATGGCAACTCTGGTAATGACACAAATGGTAGTTCCGCTACTGCACTTACAGGAAGTGGTGGTGGGGGCGGCGATCAGGGTTTTAACGGCGGAGCTGGTGGTTCTGGAATAGTTGCAATAAGATACCTTACCGCGACTTAAATAAAAGTATAGGAAAAATAACAATGGCTAACTTTGCAGAACTAGATGGTAGTAATACTGTGCTTCGGGTAGTTGTAGTAGATGACGTACATGAAGCAGATGGGGAGAATTGGTGTAGAAAATTTTTTGGGACTGGTAATTGGAAACAAACCTCTTATAATACTTTTGGGGGCGTTCACTCAAATGGTGGTGTAGCTTTCCGCAAGAATTATGCTGGTGTTGGATATAGTTACAATCCTACACTAGATGCTTTTTGTTCACCGAAGCCATTTAATTCTTGGACTCTGGATGAGAATACTTGTTTATGGGAAGCACCAATTGCATCTCCGGGTGTTGATTACATTTGGGATGAGTCTTCTAAAACATGGAAGTTTTATAAATAAATATTGAATAATTTTATACATGAGGATTATATATCAGATGTAAGTATTTGTGATGAATTGATAAAGTGGTTTCATTCTAATAAAAAATTTCATGTCTCTGGAGCAGTTGGTGGTAAAGAGAAGACTATAGATTCTGCAAGTAAAAAGAGTACAGATTTTCCTTTTGATTTGGTTAATACTATTAAAAAGGTAGGGGTGGTTGATTCTTATAACAATCAATTGCAATCTATCTTAGAAAGATATTTACGAGTATATTCATTATCTAACCAAGTGGAACCATTTGGGATTAATGAACCAGTTAATATTCAATATTATAAACCTTATGAAGGTTATAGGGCTTTGCATTGCGAACGAAGTGGTTTTAAATCTACTATTGGTAGACATTTAGTATTTCAAACTTATTTGAATACTGTACAAGATGGTGGGGAAACAGAATTTATTTACCAACAATACAAGTGCAAAGCTGTTAAAGGCAAAACACTCATATGGCCTGTGGATTGGACTCATTCTCATCGTGGTATTATTTCACCATCAGAGGATAAGTATATAATTACAGGATGGTATTCTTTTCATGGGAATAAGTGATGACAATAACAGACGCAGCACAGAATAGAATAAATCAAGACTGGTAAAATATTATGGCTCTAATCCCCGTAGATAATGTAGGCGAAACTGGAATTGTCAAAGATATAAACTCTTGGCAACTGCCCCCCAATGTCTGGACGGATGGCAATAACATAAGGGCGGAGCATGGGGCTATACAGAAAACCCCCGGCTATAAGGAAGTCATGGCTTCCTGCCCTGTTGCACCTTATTACATAACTAATCTAGTAGCAGGGTCTACGTCTTACTGGATAGTCGGTGGACTGACTAAGATTTATGTTCATAACGGTTCGGTATGGACTGATATAACTAGAACATCCGGTGATTACAGTGCCACAGCCAGAGCGGGCTGGGTATCCACCGTCTTAGCTGGTGTTCTCATTATGACCAATGGTGTCGATGACCCACAATTCTGGGCATTGAGTTCTGGCGTACCATCTATAGGCACTAAGATGGCAGACTTAACTAACTGGCCCGCCTCTACTGAATGCAAGTCTATAAAAGCGTTCCGCTCTTTCCTGATCGCCCTTAATGTAACAGAGTCTGGAACTAAGTATTCAAACGTAGTGAAGTGGTCAACAGAAGCGGCTATACAAACTGTTCCATCTTCATGGGATGAAACTTCTGCAACGGTTGATGCTGGTGAGTATGAACTTGCTGATTCAAAAGGAGCTATACTGGACGGTCTTCCCCTGACAGACAAGTTTATGATCTACAAAGAGGATTCCGTCTACCAGATGTCCTATGTTGGTACTCCTTTTATCTTTGCTTTTCGCCAATTATCCCCGACGATTGGCGCACTGTCTACAAACTGTGTAGCAGAGTTTGGAGATAAGCATTTTGTTTTCGGTAATGGTGACATCTACATTAACGATGGGATGAAGATTGAATCTATCCTTCCCCATAAGATGAGGGATTATTTGTTCGGCAACATGAATGGCGACGAACATGAAAAGTCATTTGTGGTTGCAGACTATGGTAATACAGAGATGTGGGCTTGCTATGTATCTTCTGGTAATTTAACAAACGTACAGTGCGATAAAGCACTGGTCTGGAACTGGGCGAATCAAACATTTACAGAGCGTGATCTTCCAGAAACATCAATGATTGCATATGGTATTGAGGGCGATCCTTTAGCTTCTGCATCATGGTCTGCTGATACAACTACATGGGCGAATAATACAAAGAACTGGAATACAGCGGGTGCGTCATCTTTCTTCAACACGGCTGGTAAATCTCTGGTGATGGCATCTGCAACCGACACTAAAATGTATCGGCATGAAACTGGAAATACGAAGGATGGAACTAACATGACATCCTACATTGAAAGAACCGGGATAACCGTAGATGAGTCAGGACAGCCTAATGCGTCAACAGTAAAGAAGGTTCTGTCTGTCTGGCCCAAGATGTCATCTTCTGATGCTAACACTGTGAACGTCTATGTAGGCGCACAGATGTCAACAGAGGAAAGCATTACATGGGAAGGCCCGTATACTTTTAACCCTGATTCACAATCAAAGGTTCCTGTCAGAGTTACAGGGAAATATATCGGTGTGAAATTTGAATCCACTGGAGATCAAACATGGAGATTGGACGGCTATTCTCTTGACGTTAAGAACGCAGGGAATAGAGGTTCTAAGATGAACTGATGGCTACTAATGTAGACAGAGTAGAACGATCCGTAACCCACTATGAACCCGGCCCATTACCGGCAGATACGGAAAGTCTTGGGTTATACCTTGTTACTGAGTTAAAAAGACTGGGTGATATCCTGTTAAACCAAGCAACATTCAGGCTGGAAAGAACACATGAAGCACCGGCAAGACCCAGAACAGGGGATATTAGATTTGCAGATGGATCGGATTGGAATCCGGGGTCAGGTGAGGGAATCTATTGGTACGGGAGTAGCTGGAATAAACTATGAAGGCTCATATTGTACAACCTGAAGATGTTGCATATATCTGGGAGGAGGTTGCGCCTCTTCTTGATAGAGTAAAGGAACATAGTGAAGGCGAACTTGAGACTGATGACTTCCTTGAACCGCTTACGCATGGTGATATGCAGTTGTGGATTGCTACAGAAGATCAGAAGATGCACTCTGTCATGGTTACGCAGATAGTAACCTATCCACAAAAACAAATACTAAGGATAATTTCAATCGCTGGTTCTAACTTCAAGGAGTTATACGAATTCAACGACATGATAGAATCTTTCGCAATAAGAACAGGTTGCTCCGCCATGGAACTATGGGGCAGAAAAGGATGGAAGAAACTATTACCCGATTGGGAATCTAATTACATTGTCTATACCAAAGACCTGAAACACAGGATGCAATAATGATAAGAAAAGGATACGAAAATGGTTTGGGCTAC